AAAAAACGCGTAAAAATATGAATAAAAAGTATGCGCCTACCATAGCAAAAGCGAGGCGAATAGACTGCTATCCTTCACCGCGTAACCATAATTTGGTAAACGCTTTTAGTAAGGTATTTGAAGTTAGTAAATCAAGCGTGGTTGATGATGCTTTAAAGATGTATTTCGATGCAATGCCACAGGATAAACGTACCATGCTACTAACAAATAAAGTAGATAATAAATTTTAGGTTTCTTTTCATCCTTTATATCAAAATTCCACTTGCGTTAATTTGCAGGTGGTTTTTTGTTTTGTACCCTACAAATGTAAATACGATTTACCAATAATTCACTTTTGTATCGAGAATGTACATCATAGATATTAACAGCGAAGAACCTATAATGCTTTTGAACAAGCAAATAGGTATGACATGCAACGAAGATGGTAGTTGGGATGGTGAATTATACATTGAGCCTACCGAGTTTCAAGAACAATTATTGCAACTTGATGCACTAGGTAAAAAACGTATTCAAGTTTGGATTAATAGCGTTGGTGGTTCAGTTGTAGGTGGTATGTCTATTTTTAACGCAATACTTAAATCTAAAACACCAGTTGATACTTACAATGTAGGTATTGCTGCAAGTATAGCAGGTGCAATATTTATGGCAGGTCGTAAACGTGTTATGTCCGACTATGCACAATTTATGATGCATCCTGTTAGTGGTGGTAGTGGTGCAAGTACAAGTGCAATGACAGATAGCGTAATAAAAATGATTGAGGCTAAATGTGGATTGGATGGTAAGCAAATAAAGAACATGATGGATTGCACAACATGGATGGGTGCAAGTGATTGCCTTATGAATGGTATCTGTACAGATATAGAAGTTACCAAAGAAAGTAACAAAAAGAATATGCCGAGTGCAACATCTGAGATGTATGCGTATAGCAACAAATTAATATTAGAAAATTTTAATAGTAACAATAAAAACAAAAACACAATGAGTTTAACAAAAGTATCAAACATGCTAGGGTTAAATGATGATGCAACACAGGATAATATTGTTGCTGAAATCACTAAACTAAGCAACAACTTAACTAACGCCAATCTTGAAAAAGATAGTTACAAAACACAGGCAGAAACATTACAAGCTGAAATCGAAGCTACAACAAACAAACTAAATGAATTGCAAAGTAACTACGATGCAATGGTAGCAGAAAAAGAAGCTAGCGAAGTAAGCGCAAAAGAACTTGCAGCAACTAATTTAATTACAGACTTCGTAAATAAAGGATGTATTAAAAATGATGAAGCAATTATTGAAAAGTGGGTAAACCGCGCTAAGGCAGATTATGCAGATACAGAAAGCATATTAAAAGAAATGCCAATCAACAAACAAGCACCTGCAATGGTAAACATTGCTAATACTAGCAATCAATTTGTAGAGGGTGCTGATTTGCACAAAAGATTAAGAGAATTAAATAAATAACACATAAAAAAAAACAAGTAAAATAAAATGGCACTATCACTAGGAACATCTAACTATACTCAGTTTGAAAAAGACTTTTTCATAACCGATGCAGTAGTTGAATTAAACACCGTTAATGCTGGCTTAATGTACGTTGCAACAGGCGTAAAAAATGACCAGTACACAATCCCTACCTTAACAAGTACACCACAATTAAACCCACGTTTGGCTACTCCAACGGCTTACGGTTCAACTGTATTAGGTAACAAAAATGTTGCTTTAGGTAAATTCATGGCTTACGAAGAGTTTGATCCTTCAATCTTTGAAAACCATTGGCATGTAGACCAATTAAACGACCGTTTATTGGCTCGTGGCTTACCAGCTACATTTAGTACTTATTTAGGTGCTTACTACACTAAGAAAACCTTTGCTCCAGTAGAAACATTAATCCACATGGGTTCAACTGCTTATACTACTACTAAAGGTACTATCGGTACTCCAGGTGCTAACTGGAACTATCAATACATTGACGGTATTATACGCCAAGCTATCACAGGTTCTGCTTTATCAGTAGCATCTCCAGTAGCTTTGACAAGTGTAAATATTGTAAGTAAATTAGAAGCTGCAAAAGCATTAATGCCTAAAGCATTAATGGCTAGTCCTAATCGTTACACTAGATTGAAATTTGTAATGTCTGTTGAAGATGCTCAAAAATATGAAGAGGCTTTAGCAACTACAACTTACAAAAACCAAGATACAACAGAAGCAGGTATTCGCAAGTACAAAGGATTTAGAATTGAAGTTGTTGCAGGTTTACCTGAAAACACATTCTATTTCTGCGAAGCTACAACAGATGTAAATTCAAACTTACACATGCCAGTAACTGAAACAGTTGGAATGAACTTTAACATCGATAAGTTACAAGCTAATAGCGATTTGTATTTCTACAAAGGCTTAGTGAAAATGGGCGTAGCGATTGCAAAACCAAGTGAGTTTGTAATCTATACAACTAAAGTAGCAGCAGACTTTACAGCATAATAAATTAAGCCTACCAATTAGAAATAGTTGGTAGGCTAATTTTAATAATAAAATATAAAAAGATGTACGAACAAGATTTAATAAATACATTAGCCACGCATCCAAACATTGAGTGTGTATGGTTTGATAAAGAGAATAAATCAATATGGTATTTTCATGAAATGGAAGGTACTACCAAAATAAAAGCCGTTGATATATTAATCGGTAAACAATCAAAAAAATAATTAAAAAACATGCCACAACCACAAATTACATTCATAGAAGGGCAAGGCGGTTTAGGTAGACCTTTAGAAACTAAAGACCATGTAAGTGGTATGGTGTTCTATACGGCTACTTTACCAAGTGGCTTTTCAACAACGGTAAGAGAAAAAACATTTTACCAAACTTTAGATGCCGTTAATGCTGGCATCAAAAATGACCATTCAGATGCAACGGCTGCAACTGCTACATATTTAATTACTACTTTAGGTGCAACAGGTAACACTATTGAATTGAAAGTAAATGACCTAAATAAAGCAACAGGTGCAACGCAAACAACATCTTTAGGGGTTTATACCAAAACAGCTTTAGATACTACTATTGCTATTATGGGTGCTAATATTGCAGCGTTGATAAATAGCGGAACAAATACACATGGTTATAGTGCAACATTTGCAACTGCAACCATTACAATCACAGCACCAAAAAATTTAGGCACATTCTTAAATAGTGGTTCTCCATTAAGTGCAACTATTGTTGGTACTATTGCAGGAACAATAACACAATTTACTAGTGGTGTGGCTTCTAAGTTAGCTATCTATTACTATCATATTAGCGAGTTTTTTAGAATAAATCCAAAGGGATATTTACATGTTGGATTTTATGCAGTACCTACTACATACGATTTTACAGAAATTACTACTTTGCAAAACTTTGCCAATGGTGAGATACGCCAAGTAGGTGTTTATAAAGATGCGATTTACGCTACTGCTGACATGACTGCTATCAATACAGTATGCGAAGCAAATAAAGCCGTTAAAAAGCCTTTAATTGCCTTATATGCAGCTAATATACAAGCTACAACAGATGTTGCAACATTAACAGATATATCTACTTTAAATGCGCAGAATGTAACCAATGTAATTGGTCAAGATGCTGGTGGTTATGGTAATTTCTTGTATAAAGGTAACGCTAAAAGTATATCTTGCTTAGGTACGCAATTAGGAGTAGTTAGCGAAAGAAAAGTAAGTGAAAGTATTGCATGGGTTGAAGTAGGTAATGTAAGCAATGGTATTGAGTGCGAAACAATAGGCTTTTCAAATGGTCAATTATTTAGCGCAGTTACGGATGCTACGTTGAATGTAATAAATAGCTTTAGACATACTTATTTGCGTAAGTTTGTAGGTTATGCAGGTAGTTACTTTAACGATAGTCATACAGCAACTTTACCAACATCAGATTATTGCCAAATAGAAAATAATAGAACAATACAAAAGGCAGAGCGTTTACTTTATGCGCGTTACATGCCGAAGTTGAATAGTCCTATTGTATTTAATCAAAATGGTACTTTATCGGATGTTACTATTGGAACATTTGAAACAATTGGTAATAGTGCATTAGATGAAATGGTAGTAGCTGAGGAGTTAAGTGCTAGAAGTGTTTATATCAATCCTTTGCAGAATGTTTTGGCAACATCAAAATTAATAATAACCGCTAACTTGGTAATCAATGGAGTTGCAAGACAAATTGAAATACCGATAGGCTTTAAACCAAGTATATAAATAAATGACACCTTTAATTAATGGCGTATCATACGCATCAACAAATATCACAGCCGTAGTTCCATTGGTTGGTGTGCTTACTGGCATAGTTGGATTGGATTACGAAGTGAAGCAAGACGTAAAGAATAACTATTCTTTTATGCAAGACCCAACAAGCCGAGCATTTGGACAAAATACCTATACTGCAAGTGTAGAGGTTTATAAAGAGCAATGGAATAAAATAATAGATGCAAGTCCGTTAAGAAATCCAATGAACTTACCTTTATTCGACATCACAGTAGTATTTGGTGGCGGTGGTACTTTGTACAGAAAAGAAGTATTAAGAGGCGTATCATTCTCAAACAATCCTATGAGTGTAAAAGGTGGCGACACTAAATTGACTTGTAAGATTGACTTAGTGATAGCTGGAATAGATTACTAAACAAAAAATATATATGAAGGAAAAACAATTAACCGCTATTCTTAGCGAAGAAGAGAAACAAGAATACGAAGCAAAAGCATTGGAGTTAAAAGAAAAATATAAGTGTGCAAATGTGTACACTTATATTGGAATACATCCGACAACGCATGAAAGAATTGTAAGCTATATCCAAGAACCTAACTATATGACAAAGTTAGCCTTAATGGATAAAGCTGGTCAGGTAGGTATTAACATGGCAGGCGAAGAGTTGAGAATGATTTGCCAATTAAAAGATGAAAGCCATCCTTTAACCTATGGTGATACGTTTGAAAGCGAGCCTTACAAATTAGGAGTTGTTCAGCTTTGTATTACCACAATTACAATGATAGCGGACGCGTATAAAAAAAAATAGAACGCTACAAAATAACTGACAACTCCGATAGGTATAGCTTAATGTGCGCTACCATTCGGGGTTGTTTGCGTTTAACAATGAATGAAATAGAAAAAATGACAGAAGATGAATTTTTACAAGCATATTACCAATGTGAATATTATCTATCTATCACACACCAAGTAAAATTTAATTAATGCAAAATATAGTTACATACGTCTTAGGGTTACAAAGCGGTCAATTTGAAAGTGGATTGGCGCGCGCTAATGGACTAACTAATAATCTAACATCTAGTATTAATGGTTTAGGTGCTGCAATAGGAGTTACATTTGGAGTTGCTGGTATAGCAATGTTTACAAAGTCAATGATTGATGCAGGTTCTAAAGTAGAGGATGCTCAAACAGGACTAACTACATTATTAGGTGATGCTGCGGAAGCTAGAAAAGTAATTAATAATACTTTAGAAGATGCACAAAAAACACCATTTGCGTTTGAAGGTTTATTGGCTGCAAATAAAGCATTAATAAGCGCAGACGAAACGGCAAAAGGTGCAAGAACTGCGGTGTTGAATTTATCGAATGCAATTGCAGCAACAGGTGGCGGTGATGCTGAATTGCAAAGAATGGTAGTAAACCTACAACAAGTAAAAAACGTAGGTCATGCAAGTGCATTAGATATAAAACAATTTGCGTATGCTGGTATTAATATTTATAAAGTATTAACAGAGGCAGGAATGCAAGCTGGGGAAGGTTCAAAGATTACCTATGAGCAAATAACTACTGCATTACAAAAGGCACATGATGAGGGCGGTATTTATTTCAATGGATTGGAAAATATGGCTAATAATACAAGTGTACAAATATCCAACTTAGGTGATGCATTTTTTCAATTAAAAGTTACATTTTTTGAAAAGTTAAAACCAATGATTGTAGATTTTGTAAATGGATTTAAAACATCTATTGAATTTGTAAAAGAACATAGCGATGGGATAATTGCACTTACTAAAGGATTAATTGCTGGTGCTTTAGCTTTTAAAGCTATTTCAATTGGTAGTGCAATTATTAATGCATTAAAATTTGCCTTTATTGGATTAACTCCAGCCGTTGCAACTACAACAGTTGCATTAGAAGGAATGGCAGTAGCATCTAGTTTTGCACTTGGTCCAATAGGTTTATTAATAATGGGTGTTACGGCTTTAGCAGTTGCATTTTCTAGTTTAGAAACTGCTGAAGAAAAACAAGCTAGGACGCACCAAGCTTTGAAGGAATATGTTGCAACAGATGAAGAGGAAATGCTGGCAGAGGTTGAGAAAAAAAATAGTGGCAAGCCTGGTTGGAGCAAAGCAATGATGTTTAAGAATGAAAAAGCCAATTTACAACAAAATTTAGCAGAAAATAGAAAAGAGTGGGAAAAAATAAATTACGAATTAAAAAGAGAACAAGAAGCGGCAGAAGGAAGTGATGATTTTTATTCACCAAATACGATACTAACAAAAAGGGCGAAAGAATTATCGGATGCAGGTGATATTATACAATCTAGGATTTCAACAGTTGATAGATTACAAAAAGAAGCTAATCCAAAATCTGCTCCAATAACGGCATTAACTAATAAATCAAAAACAGCTAATACAGGTGCGCCAAAGTTTGATAAGGCACAAGGTCAAAAAAGTATCACTATCAATGTATCAATAAAAGATTTAATAGGCACTTATAACTCAACAGTAACAAATGTGCAAGGTAATGCAACCAAGATAAAAGAAGCGGTACTTGGTGCGCTTACAGGGGCAGTAAATGATTTTCAAATAGTAGCAGGGCAATAATATGAGTAGTTTTACAAACGCAAAAACAGCAATTAGATTTGATGCTGGCAGTTATGAAGATAGTAACGGCAATACAATTTCATTTCAGCAATTAGCCTATAAAACGGCATTGGTTAGCGTTGGGCAAGCCAAGAAAATTATCAAAACCGAAATGCAAGGTAGAGATGGAACGGTAAAGGAATACATCGGATTGGATGATTATAGTATTACAGTAACTGGTATTATAACAGGCGAAAATGGCATCCAACCAACAGATGAGGTTATTGCCTTAAAGAATATGTTAGATGCACCAATTAAGATAGATGTGGTTTGTCCTTACCTGCAAACATTAGGTATTTATTCATTAGTAGTTGAAAGTTACGAGTTACCACAATTTGAGGGCGGTATATCTTACCAAAACTTTACTATACAATTTAGTTCAGATATTCCAACTGAATTGAGAATAAGCGAAAGCAATCAGACATCTAGTTTCAATGCTGCGGATTATGTTGGCACTTTAAATTTATCTGCAAGTGTATAGAGTTCGGACAAATATAAATATTGAGCAAATTCCTAAAGATGAGTTTCCAACGCGTAAAAGCAAAATAAAATTGGACTTTTGCACAGCTTACGAATGGAATAGTAGCTGGGAAAACTTCACAGATAAAGGCACATTAACTTTTCCTAAAAACTTATTTTACAAAGATGAGAATAATGCTTTAAGTACATTAAATGGTACGAAAGTAAATATAGGTGGGTTTAACGGTGAGCCGTTAATAATGAGAGGTGATAAAATTAGTTTAGCTAGTGGTTACCAATATCGCAAAGAAGCATTGACTAAAGACGTTGTGGAAATGGCAACTATCTTTGAAGGATATGTAAGTAAAGTATATTCAAGCATTCCAATCAAGTTAGACATTGAAGATAATATGTGGTTGTTGAAACAAACCGCAATGCCAAATAAAACATTTACAACGAAAGACAATGTAGAGGATATTTTAAAATATATTATTGATACTGTAAACGCAAAACATAAGGTAAAATTTACTTATTATGATGATGCAAAAACAAACATAGGCAATATTATTGTAGGTAACGAAACCGCAGCACAACTACTTAACAGAATAGGCAAGCTATACGGCTTAAGAGCCTATTTTAGAGGCACTGAGTTAAGGTGTGGTGTATTTATCAATATTGAAAAAGAAAGCCAAACACAGACCTTTATATTGAACGGAACAAAGGCAAATGTATTAGCTGAGGGGCAAGAATTGGAATATAGACGCAAAGATGATGTAGTGCTATCTGCTATCGCACACAATACAATAGAAGAGGAAGTAAAAGGTAAAAAAAATAAAGATGGATCTAGTAAATCTAAGCATAAAAGATTAGAGGTTTTAGTTACTTTAAAAAATGGGGAGTGGGAGTATAACGAGATTAAGCAAGGTGAGCAAGTGCCTGAAAATAATGAAGGTGAAAGGCGTACTTTTTTCTTTGCTGGTGCTAAGACAATTGCAGAATTACAAGAGGCTGCAAAAAAAGAATTAATAAAATATTATTACACTGGGTTAAATGGTAGCTTTAAATCGTTAGCAATACCTTATATTCGCCACAATGATAAGGCTAAGATAATTAACCCTAAACTACCTGAGCAAAACGGAATTTACAGAGTAAAGGCGGTTAATTATGAAGGTGGCGTAAATGGATTAACTCAAACAATATATTTAGATTATAAAATAGATGGATAGAGCAATAGGCATAGCAATTTCACAACTTGCAGGAACACACAACCAAGATAGCGTATTTATTTTTGATGCTGTAATTAATAGCATTGACAAGCCAAATAGGATGTGCAATGTAACGAAAGTAGGTGGCGAAACTAGTGGGCAACTTGATGTAAGATTAATGGCAAGTAAAGACGATGGATGTTATGTAATACCAGTAGTAGATAGTAATGTTATTGTGATAGGTAGCAATAATGTAACTCCATTTGTTGCACAATTTAGCGAGGTGGAAAGTATAGAGTGGCTAGGTGGTGAAAATGATGGAGTACCATTAGTTAATCCGTTATTAGAAAAATTAAATAATTTAGAGAATTTATTGAATGATTTAATTAGCAAATATAATAGTCATACACATACATCAGCATGTACGGCTGGTGGTGCAACAACTTTACCAACTGCAACACTAGAAACGGATGTTATAACACCAACGCAAAAGCAAGATATTGAACACACTAAAATAAAACAATAATGGCAAGGCAAGACATAAGAATAAATGCAGATTATATAAATGCAAATAACGATTTGGATTGGTATAATTCAGATGTTACCCACATTGAAAGGACTATTGAGGCAGTGCCTAATAGTTACAAAGAGCATCCAAATGATGGAGTGGCAATAATGAACTTTTTAAATAGTAGTGGGCAGGAAGATTACCTGAGCCGTAAGGCAATGATACAACTGCAATCGGATGGCTATAAGTGCCAAAATCCAATAGTTACAGCCGTAAATAATAAACTAACTTTAAACCCAAATATTGAGCTATGATAAAAGAATTTACAGCAATAGACAATTCAACTATTTATGATGTTTGTATGAATTGCTATGGCACACTAAACTTATTAGGTAAATTGGTACTTGATAATAATATTGATAACTTGGCTTTGTACCCTACAAATGGGCAAGTTTTTTTATATGATGATAATATTGTAAATGTATTGAATAATCTAAATTTAAACACCAACGTATCGGATGGTGTGAATAGATTAAAGTACGCAACTAAATGAGTATAAAATCTACCATATTATCCATAGTACAAAAGTTGCAAACTATTGAGGTGCAGAACCAAGATGGAGCAGATACTTTGTTGCATACTAGAATATGGAACAATGACATTGAGGATTTAAGAAATGGCAATCTTACTTTTCCTTTGCCAGCCGTTATGGTTGAAACAATACTAGATAATAATATAATGATTGGTAGTTACAATAGTGGGAAAGATGCCACAATTAAATTACATATCATTCATGAAAATTACAACAATGAAGGTGGTTTGGATGCTAATTTATTAGTATTTGATTTAAGGGATAAAATACTTGGAATAATGGCTAAATTTACGCCTGAAAGTGCAAGTACCTTATTTTATATAACTGAATATTTAGACATTAATTCCGATAACCTTTACCATTACATAATTGATTTTAGAACTCATATTATTGAGAACCTAGATGCTATTTTAGATAGTAATTATGGTGGTACAATAGAACAAACAATTACTAATCCTACTTTACAAATTGATAAAGTAATAACAAAAACAAAATAATGACTTACGATATTGCAAACGAAATAGAGTTAAAAAGGCGCGCTGGTTATAGTTGGGATTTAGTATTTACAGTACCTAGCATCTTGACATTGGTAAGTGGTTCAAAAGCAAATTTTACTATCTTTAAAAATGGTGAAACAATTTTTACCAAAGGATATTCAAATGTAACTATTGCAGGTCAGAATATTACTATTACAGCAATCCCAACAGACACAGAAGGTAAACAAGGTAATTATAATTGGAAGTTAGATGGATATATTAGCGGAAACAAAATTTTATTAGGTAGTGGTAATTTTATAC